AGGCTCATGGCTTTGGGGGTTCATCGTTGTCAATGGCTTCAGCCTTGGCACTCGCATTGGCTATTGCCTTAACTCCAGACCTACCAGCTACACCACCCAAAACACCAGTAATGAACACCATGATGGTACTAATCTGCTGTGTATACACCTTGTCAATCGCCGCCATACTGCCGTTCATTGGTTGCGTAACAAACGAAACTGAGTACAGAAACATACCCATAGAAGCCAACAGAATGGTCACCAAGACCACGATAACAAATGCCCATACTCTGACTTCAATCTCATCAGCAGTCAGGCGATTATTAGGTTTATATCCAATGGTTGCCATCATTTCTTCTCCTGTTCGGGTTTAACTAACATCTCAGGGCAAGTACCAGAAGCGGTACAAATAGGGGGTTTGCATTCAGCACTAGACCAATTCAATGGGTCTTGGCAAGGGTAGCGGTAGCGGTCATCACAGCCAACTAGCAGTACCAATAGGATAGATAAGCCCCAAATACAGTAAATATTCATTCCTGCTTCTCCCTTTCAACTTGTTTAATCAGCTTTTGCACTTTTTCTTGCTGTTGTTTGGCTTCATGCTTGGCTTGCAGTACATCTATGTACAACATACCTAAAACAGGCAACAGCAATATGACAAGAACACAAGCGGCAATCCATCCCACTACGCTCTCCCAATCTTGCTTACCAGACCTATTAGCATCCATAGGTATAGGAGGAACAGGAAAGCTACCAACAGGTATGCTTGTTTTTCTGCTAGAAGACGCTCCCTTTCCTTTCGTAGCCATGACTCTGCATCTCTTTTCTTTCTAGCCTTCTCTTGCTCTCCAGCAATGATGTCTCTCATGCTGAAAACTTCACTATACAAAGCACCCATCTCAGGGGGAGATTGGTAGACCATGCACTCTCGTATCTGAACTACCAATCTCTCCATCTCTTGTTGCGCCAAAACCCTGTTGAGGGCTTCTTCCATCAAGTTCACATCATCAGAGAAAACTACAGTCCTAGCCTTCTCCTCTGACTCCCTGATATGCGCTTCTAACTGCTCCTGTAGCTTGAAAAACTCAGTCAGGTTCTTAACGATGTCAGCTTTGACTTGAGTTTCTTCAACAGCAACATAGTCTGACTTCTTAGCCTTTGCCACAGACTTTGTAGCTTCAGGCTTGGGACTACCGCCAAATAGTTTACGCAATGAACCCCAAAATCCTTTGACTTCTTTACCAATGGCGACAACTTCATTAGCAGTGTTCCTAATTTCGACAAAAGACTCTTTAGCTTGCTTATAGAGTTCACAGCCAGCTTGGATGTTCTTGACCAAGCCAGCCGCAAGAAGACAAATAGAGATTGGATCAATGTGTTACTCCAAGTCTGTTGGAAATCTTAATTGTGGAGGCATACGTTCAGATTTGTTGTACTGATAAACAGTGCTTGGGGCTAATACAGCGCCAGCTTGAGGAGAAGCGCCCGTCAACATACCTCCAGCTTGCCTAATCAAATCAGGTCTAGAGCGCAACAACGCATCCAACGCCTTTTGACCAGCAGGGCTATACATTGTTGGAATTGTTGCCGCTAAAGGAATTCCAATTTGAGGTTGAGAAAGCATACCCAACCCACCAAGAGTAGATGCGGCAACTCGACCCTCTAATGTGGCTCTTGATTGATCTCCAAGTACATCAACAGCGGCATCTGATATTTCTTGACTCTTGGCGCTTCCTTTTGCAAATGCAGATTTGCGTCTTGTCATATCAGCTTGTCTTACAGCAGTAGAGAATTGCTTTGGCGTAAATACACCACTTGGAGCGCCAGAATTGGCGGCGGCAATGTTGATTACAGATAAGTCGGCATAAGCACTGTCAATCCTACGTAATTTTGGCGTTTGCTTTGGGTTTTGAAAGTACAGTTCTTTTTTCATTACACCCAAAACATCGCTAAGTGCCTGACCAACATCTCTTTCTGACGCAGTGGAACTATTCATATAGTTACTTGCTTTTTTACGCAAGTCTGACTCAATGCCTTTAAATGTTTGACCATCTATCTTTTGACCAGAAAATTTCCCTAAAACTATATCGTTTAATGTTTGGGCAACCTCTTGTCTTTGGTTTGGAGATAAATTTGTCTTTTTGCTCAAAGCAGAAAGGATATTACTTGTGGTAGCAAAATCCAAGTCAAATGACATTTTTGACAAAACATCATCGTATTGATTTGAGACTTGCTCTGAAGCGTACTTAATTGCATCCCTGCCAATTACATCTTCAGGCAATTTATCTTTGACTTTATCTAACGCTTTGTTAATCACACCTTTATTAAAATCAAACAAAACACGCTGTCTTGCGTTCTCTATGCTAGAACCAATCAAAGGTAGATTCTGAGCAAATTCTTCTATCGACTTAAATTGACCACCTAAAGTTTGTCCTGTTGTTGGCGTAATACCTAGATCACGCATTGTTTGCTCTGCTTTAGAGATAAGAGGATTTAATACTCGACCAGCGCCAGCAACAATCTTTTCACCAAATGGGGCAGTAACAGCACTAACACCTACTTGTTCTGCCTTTTGTGGGAAAAACTCACCTTCACCTGTAACTGGTTGCATTGCTCCACTAGCAACACCTCCTGCTACAGCTTGAACAGTTTTCCCATAGCCAGCACCCCTAGCCAATTGAGCCGCCCTAGTAGCAGGAACAATACTTGCAGGATTTATGACGTTTCCAGCTAATCTAGAAACATCAAATCCAGTTTCACCACGAGCCTGACGTTGTTGCTGATAAGCCTGTTCTTCAGCACGAGCAAGTTCATCCATGCGCTGTGCTTCGCTTGTAAAGAACTCACTTACAGGGTTTTGATAAGCGCCAAATCCAGAGGTTACTCCAGCCAATGCACGAGGCAAAAGTTGAGCGCCACCAGTAATAGGGTCTTTCAAACCCATTAAAAAGCCTGAAGATGGTGGAGTTACTTGAGGATCACCAGATATAGCTTGAGCAATCTGCTCATCAGTCATGCCATCTGGGAACTCAATTACATCATTACCTACTTGAACATAGCTTGGCATCTTATTCTCCAGAGATGGATTCAACTTTTTTGGTCTGTGGGTTATACCGCTTAGTTGGTTTCGGTTGTGATGGCGTTGGTTGCATTGGCTGTAAAGGTAAAGCCTCTCCAGTTTTTCCTGACTCTGCCTGTTTTTGCAAGCGAGCAATATTGTTGGCAATTTTCTTTTCAGCACTTGCCAAAATACGCCTCATGGATTCTGGCTCTAAGCGTTGATCGCCAGCAACAACTTTTTGCAAATATTTCAACTCTTCATTAGAGTCATTACCACCAAATTGTTGCAATCTTGGAATAACAATTTCGCCAATATTCGCCAAGAAAACTTCTGTGTTTTGAACTTTCTTGGGATCGCCAATGCCAGTGAATTTTGCAATAAAGCCTTTTTCAGGGCCATATGCTCCAGCATAAATACCCTTGTCAATCAATTTCAAAGCATCTCCAACACCAGTTTTCAAAGAATATTGACTTTCAATATTTGCAACATTTTCTCCAATGACTTTTCCAGCCGCTTTAGCCGCCGCACCAGTATCAACAGATATGCCACCAACAAATACATTTCCTTTGCCTTGAGCCGCACCTTTAGTTTCTTGATTTATGTAATCAAGCATTCGTCTTTGGAATGGCTCAGTATCTGGCGTTAAGCCAGCTTCAATAAGTTTTCTAGCAAAGTCAGAATACTTTTCTGGCTTCTCGCCTTGATAAATGGGTTGTCCAGTTGTTTTTGACACCAATGCGTTTCCAACAACAACAACATCATCCTTTGTTTTCTCAAGCAAAACTAAATCTCCAACATTTTGAGATTTTTGGTATGTAGCCAAACTTTCAGGAGTATATTTACCAGAACGAATAATCTGTTGGAATGGGTCTGCGCCTTGTCGTTCTCTTGTTCTTTGCTGAATAAGAGCATATTCACTCATAGCTTTTCTACCAGCATCAGAAATGGCAATAGCAAACTGCTGGTCACCAGCATCTGCCGCCATCTTTGCAACCATCATATAAGAATCAGGGTCATTGGGGTTTAACTGACTAGCCAACTGTTGTCTACGAGCAATCAACTGCAACTGTGGGTCTTGACCACCCAAAGCACTACCAATCCCTTGACCCAACTGAAAACCAGCAGTCCTAGCACCTAGAGCCGCTTGTTGAAAAGGGTTAAGTTGTACTTCTTGAGCCGCACGATTCTGAAACTGTGCTAACTGGTTTTGTTGGTACTGTTCAGGAGTAGTGAACAATCCTAAGATTTCTGATGCCGCCATTGTCTTTTCTCCTTAACTGTATATTGATTGTATTGATTGTTGAACAGGTATATATTGACCTGTTCGTTGATCATATGTAAATTGCTGTTGTGTAGGCTGTGCTGTTACGCCAAATGCTCTGTTCAATGCACCAGTAACATTAGGACTTCCTGCAACACCAGCCAACACATTACCACCTAAAGAATAGGCATTTGCTGGAGCCATTGTTTGAGCCGCACTGGTGATGCCTTGACTTGTTAACATTCCACCTTGTGCCGCACCAGCAGTAACTTGACCACCAATTTGTCTGCCAATATCCAAAGGTACTTGTGCTAATTGTTCAAGACCTGTAGTTACATCCATAGGATTGGTAAATGGGGCAAGAGCCGCTGTTTGACCAGTGTAATATCTGCCCTGCAAATTAGCACCAGTATCAAACAAACCAGCACCATAGCTTATGCGCCTTCTTGCTTCTTCATCTGCTTGCGCCGCAAGAACCAAATCTTGTTGAGCAATAGAGTTGTAATAAGCCGCCATCTCAGGACTTGTAGCCATCAAGTTACCGCCTTGAGCAGTAGCCGCACCACCTCGACCTGTTTGGAACTGCCTGTTTCGCAACTCAGCAAGTTGATTTTCTCGGCTAGGTGTAAGCAATGCCTGTTGTTTGGCAATGTATTCTTGTGCCGCCTGTTCAGGTGTTTTAGAAAGGTAACCCTGACCAAGGCTAAACAGATTTTGAGCCGCACCAGTTAAAGGAGCATAAGCCGCTTGAGCGCCCTCTGCACCAGTTAAACCTCTGTTTGCCAATGTAGACAATCGGTTTTGATAACCAAGAATCTCAGGGCTTGGTGTATATCCAGCACTGATGACATTACCCGCCGCATCAGTCTGGAAGTTAGATGCCCCAAAACGAGTAGTTACGCCAACAGGTCTAAACCTTGCCGCATCTGCCGCAATTTGTGCCGCACGAATCTGTGCATTAGCTTGTGTTTGTGCCGCTTCTTTGGCTTGCTCAGACTGCAAGTAAGAACCACCAGCACTTAACAAACCTTGAATAGCAGAGGGGGCAAATGAAGCTAAAGTCTCTGGCTTTACATTTAAAAAACTAGCCGCTGATTGCAACAAACTTGGTGTTACACCTTGCGTTGCTATTTGATTTGCAATGGCTGTACCCGTAGATGATGTAGCGAGGTTAGTAGCGTTGACTCCTGCCGCACCAGTTGTTACAGAAAAAGGACTACCAGTGCTTAATAGTCCTGCGCCAGTATTAATCGCTGAAGCACCACCAGCACCATAAGTACCCGCCGCTTGCGATGCAAAAGGGCTTAAAGCGCCACTTCCTGCCGCCGTACCAGCACCAGCAGTTGCACCTCCTGTCGCCGCACCAGCTTCTGCAAGAGAAACACTAGGACTAAATAAACTACCAAAATTACCAGCGGCTAAATTAGCACCCAAGCCAGCCAAAATCATCGGACCATAATCTTTAGCAACGTCTTGTATAAAACCACCCAAACCACCACTGCCAGCTTGCTCATTGGTAGCAGGATTTGCGTTAAGAAATTCACCAGTTGGACTGTATTCGGGTTGAATATGGACTTGATTGTCTGCCCAATACCTCTGTTGAGATGAAATTGATTTTAATCTACCTTGAGGGTCATAGTTAGCAACTAAGGGAGGAACAGGGAAACCCCTTGCATCTGTTTTAGGGTAATTAGCTGGCATCTCCAATGGAATTTGGTATCCAGTGAGCGTATTCATGCCCATACCACCACGCTCATATTGAGGTACTGCATTAGTAGGTGGGTTTAGCGTATAGCTGGTGTAACCCCTTCCCTGTTGCTGTGCAGTAGATGGGAATTGCTTTGGCAAAGCATCAATAAGTTCTTTGGGTAAGTTGTTAGTGCCAGTAGTTGTTGTCATATTTGCTCTATTTCTATCAAATTGTTCTCTCTCAAACTCACCCCCAGCAGTGGGATTTAAAAAATCAAAGCCACCTGTTTGCTGTGGCAAAGAAGTAGTTGATCCTTTAGGTAAGTTGGTAGCCATGATATTTTCCTTTAAACAGTACCATTGGCAATCACATTGCCCAACACAGTGAAATTACCTGAAGCATCAATCTTGGCAACAGCAGTAGATGAGTTGTAGATATACAAGACGTTACTTGTCTCTACAAACGAAAAGTTCGTAAAGTCCCCATCTGCTTTTGTTGCAATAGCAGTTTGGATGTTAGTGAACTCAGTATCAATCTCAGTTCCCTTAACAACCTTACCCGCATTGCCTGAAGCTAAAGAATCTTTAGCCGCAAAGTTGGTTGATTTTGTGTAATTTGCCATGATTTATCCTTACGCCAGTTTGCCGTTTTTAGCTTGAATTTCAATCTTTTGAATGCTTACAGGTGAACCATTGATCTGCACTTCATAACCTGTTTGAACAACCTTGCCGTATCCACTCGCTTGACCAACCAATGTACTCAACTGAATACCACTAGAGTAATTTGCAACTGGTACACCATTTGCACCATACTCAGCAATTCCATATTGAGCAACAGTAGTAACAGGAATTTGCAATGTTTCTGAGTAATACTGACCAGAAAAGTCATATCCCCACTTGATGATAAATCCTTGGTCAGAACCACCAATTACAACAACAGAAATCTTCTTCAGTATGGAAGTAACATTTGCATCACCAAGGTCTGCATAGTTGGTGAAATACTGCATACGATAAGTAGAAGCATGGTCAAGATATGTTCCATACTTACCAACATAGCCATTCTTTCCAATCAGCAAGTCCCCATTACGTTTTGAATGAAAACAAGTAGGTTCAATAGTGTCCCAAGTAGTTACCCTAGCACTTCCATCCTGCAACTGAGCCTTAGTGTCAAACACATACACTTGCTTCGTTGTTGGCAAATTCAAAAGATAAAAACCATTGCTCTCGGAGTAAACACATTTAATATTTGATGGACTTTCAGATGCCACGTTAGTCATCAAGTCATCACGCACATTCTTAGATAAGTCACGCAAAGGTGCTGACTTCTCTTGAATAGTACGCAACAGACTACGAACACCACTGTTTGACAAGAAAATAATGTCTGAACCAGTAGAAGCAATAGAGTCCCTAGATAAGCAACCAATGCTTCCTATCGTGTCAGACAATGACATTGTGGATGGAGTTGTTGCCCCTTGATAAACCAATATCTGACGTTTACCAAATATAACCAAGAAGTTATTGTGTGCGCCCAAACCCATGATCTGATCTGCACCATTAGCCCAAACCCTAGAAACATCTAAAGTACCTGATGTACCACCTGTCCAGTTATGTCCTGCCAATAGGTCAGAAAAGGTAATCGTTACATTGTTTGAAGTAGTATCAGCTACCCACAAGCGACCAAATGCAGAAATAACAATGTTCCCCAAAGGAACTGTGCCTGTATAACCCGTCTTCTCAGACACACGCCTAAATGTAGTGGTACTTACAGCAGGGTCATAAATCAATGGGTCAAAGCCCGATTGAAAGAAGTATGTAATCCCATTTAGGGATGCACATTGCCAATTACTTGCCGTAATGGTAGGCGCAGTACCACCCCCCCCATAGGTCAGTTCTACAACAGCATTGCTTCCATCAAGTTTAAACAACTTGTTGTTGCCAGCAAATAGTGTAGTTAAAGTGCCATCAAGTTGCACTAACTCATGTATAACACCAATATCGTTAGCGCCTAAAGCACCGCTAGAAGAATTAACTCTAGACCAACCTTTACGAGAGCCAATACGACCAAATTGGTCAATCACGCAATTAGTAGCAATAGACGCAAAACCACTCGCTAAATCTAGCGGTGAATCTTGCGTATTTAGCCCAAAAAATCCAGGGGCTGAAATGCTAAATAATTGCAGTTGCTGTGTCATACGGCTACAAATTCTTGGTTCTCAGGATAACGAGTGCCTTCCAAAGCAATGTAGTCAGACAACATAGATTTGTATAGCAAATACGCTTCTGATGATGAAGTACCACCATCTTCACCACGCTCAACTAAAGCACGAGCATAGGCATTCTGAGCCACTAAAACATCAGGTACAGCCACAACAGTTGCATCTAAGGCTAACGTAGCCTGTGGCACTGTTAAGCTAAATGGGATGCTATAAACACCATCAGGTCGAGGATAGATGGTTACCTTAGTGTCGTAGTTAGTATCTACACCATCAAAAGCGTATTCGTATGGAATGCCGCTAACTGGAGTAGAAAAATTCTGCTTTCGGTTCATTGAAGCAAAATCAATATTCTTCATACCAACATTACTCGTGACATTGATAACGTCAATAACTTGAAACTTTTGACCAGCGCCAGTTAAGGCATAAGAGTATGTTCCAGCAACAGTAGACAATGTAATGGTAGTGCCTAGAGCATTCCAAGCAAAAGCATCTTCAACTTGCCTCTTTGCATCATTGACAAACTTGCCAATCAATGTTGAATAGATAGTTTGATTGTTTGTGGTAACAACTGGTTCTCTGAGTCTAATCAGAACATCGTTGATAAGTTCAAGGTAGGTCATGCTCTTGTCAACCCTTCTTCTTCAAATGTTGCTATAAAACTGAATGAACTTGACGCTTCAGTAGTTATTTTTAATTTATCACCTTCTTCAAAAACAATGTAAGCATTGCCATCAAACTGCAAATAGTTTTTTGATGTAAAGTTATATTGCGTCAATATATCAAGGATTGTATTGGCACTTGCGTCAAACCATTGAACAGTTATATGCTTGGTAGAGCCACCTGTATTGTGTATATACATTACAGTAAATTTAGAGTAATAGCCAGTAGGACAGGTATAGACTGTAGTGTCTACTGCCGCTGTGGGACTAACTCCAACTGATAATGCTCTCATTTCGCTTTTGCCTTATTCCTTGCGGATATAGCTTTAGCTTTTGCCTTTGCGTCAGCCTTTGAGGATGCACCCCATGCCTTTAGCGAAAGAAGCAGTCTTGTTGGTTCACCATCCTTGTACTCTGCACCAGCCATGTTGCCCATGCGAGCCAAGAAACTTGCTCTGCGAGGGTTATCCCCCGACTTTACTGGAGGCTTCAGATTGCCGCCAGTTTCCGCATTATAAGACGATCTGCCCTTGGCATTCAAGCCGCCTTTTGGATTTTGACCAGCTTTTGTTTGCCAAGTGGGTGTTTTCATCTACTTCACCTTTTTAGGCTTCTTTGCAGTCTTTGCCGCCTGTTTAAACGCATCAGCAGTAGGCGCACCCTTGCTACCTACCTTACGCATCTTCTCGCCAGACCCCGCCTTGATTCGGGCTTGTTTGGCATTGATATTAGCGTAGAGTCCTTGCTTCATTTCATCTTCTTCTTAGGCTTGGACATTCCTGCCTCAGACAAAGCAATCGCAACAGCCTGTTTTGGGTTCTTGACTACTTTGCCGCCCTTGCCTGAATGCAAAGTACCTTCCTTAAATTCACCCATGACTTTCTTGATTTTCTTCTGTGGTTTAGTCATCTTCATAGGGTTTCTCCTTAGTACATGATTTTGGCAGTGATCGTGCCAGAGGTATAAGCAGTGCAGTTTGCTCGCAAATACTTGGGAGCATTAGCCAAAGTAACAAAGCCATCAGCAGTCAAAGCAGTGCCAATAGTGCTGTAAGTCGTGCCATCAAGACTACCTTGCAGGGCAACAGTGGCAGTTGTGATGCCAGTTACATGGAGAATTGCTGGCTCACCCATATCGACCTGAACAGCCTTAGATGCGCCTGTAGCTGTAACAGCATTAAGCAATGTGACGGGAGTAGTTATAGATGCCATTATTTACCTCTTGAAGATTTCTTCATCATGTTGGTGGCAGTACGACCACCACGCATAGGCAACCCCTTGGGTTTACCAATGGCGACCATGACAGTTACAGGAATACCTTTTTTCTTGCCGTATTCTTTTGCTTCTTTTTCCCCTTTTTCGGTGTAGGGAAACTTCTTTTTTCCAACTGAAGGCATAATATTCTCCTTATTTCCAGACACGATCAGCAATAAAGGTAACTATACCGCCCATGAATGAAGCGATTGTCATACCCATCCAAAAACCACCTTTGCCCTTATTGGCAAGTTCAAGCAATGCTTTTACGTCAACACTAAGTGAGTGCATCTCCTTTTGGAGAGCCTCGACTTGAGCCTCTAATTTGCCAAATTCTCTGGCATCAATATCAGACATTTGCTACCTTTCTTGGTCTTCCCATACGCTTAATTGATGGAATTACAGGCGCAAATGCGGTATCTGTTCTAAGTTCTGATTCTACAGATTCTATGGTTACTTCTGCTTCGTCTACTCTAACATAACCCTGATGACCCTTCATGGAGTCAATGTCATGCTGGAGGGTAAAAGTCACACAATTACCCGACTGTAAACAACGAAAAGTAGCCATAAAACCCCTTAAATAAGAAAGGGGGGACTAGCCCCCCCCATCATTAAACTACAGCACGACCAATGATAAGTTGTAATGTAGTTCCACCCAAATCAACAGAACCTGCTGTTGGGTTGT